ACCTCGATCAGGCTACCCGGTTGCACCTTTCGCGCTACGTGCGTCCAGTATTCATTGTTCAAAATGTCTTCTTTGGTGGTACCTACGGCGGGTGTTGCAGAGAATACAGTTCTTTGATACGCGGCTTCTTTAAGCTGGTTTGGCAATAATTTCATTTCCGGCATGTGAATCTCCTAAAATTTAAGGGGTTGCAGTGGATACCGCAACCCCTTAATTTTGTCACCAATTTAAGGTTGGGTCAACCTTAGTCAGCGTTAGCGGTTTCACAGATCGCCGTACCATCTGACAGATCGACTGCGCCTGGATAGGTCGAGCTCACTGTCACAACGTAGTGCATGCTGATGTCGCCGTTAGCCTGAGTGTCGCGGTGCCACACCAGATCGCCCACACGTAAGCCCTTGCTACCCCCGTCGGTAATAAAACCGGAGGTGTTAACAGCGGCCAATGCGTCAGCCGATTCGTGATACCACAAGCGGGGGCCAGAGCCTCCAATTGCGGCGTTTGTCATGCAGATCAAAGGATCAGTTGCTGCGTATGCCATTTTTAAATACTCCTATGTTCGTTGACCGGATTACTGAGCAGCGTAGCCAGAGCCGTCGTGATTGATGATCACGGCACCTTCAGCCTGCAACAGTTTCGCGCCCATGTACGCTGTACACAAAGCCCATGAATAGTCATGCTCTTCGTTGTACCCGACTTTCGACTGGATACCGCCCTTGTCGATAGCGTGGCCGATGGCGGATTTGTGGTACATAAAGCACTTCTCAGCGCTGGTACCTTTACCCGGTAGGTTTGGATGCACGATCCAGTTGACGTTCGCCCAACGGAACATGGTCAAGCTGTTGGTAAACGGCTTGTTGTTCACGTATTCCGCATTGGTGAACTCTTTGGTTTGCATCAGGTACGCCCAGAAGGCTGGGGTGATCAGCGCGCTGACGTTGCCGTCCAGCGGAACCGCGTTGTTGCCCAGGATCGTCAGTGCGTACATAGTCAAATCCAGAGAGGCTTGCGCAGCCGCGCCGGTATCTTGAGTAACGCTGCCACCGTTCAGCTCGTTGATGATGTCCGAATCTAATCTGCGGTTCATCACGGCCATAGAGGTGTACTGCATGATTTGGCGCTGATTGCCTTGCGATGCGAAGATGTTAAAGTTCGTCTTCGTTGGCTTGTCGTGCCATTCAACCAGAGTCGCGGTGTTTTGGTTCAGGTTGTCTGCACGGCCAGGAATCAGACCGTTAAGGCCACGAGTCACTGCGGTTGCGTCACCGGAATCTGCAACCAAGAAGGTCGCTTGATTGCCGCTAATGACGGCTTCGGTTGTTACGGTATCTCGAACTAGGGATTGTGTTTGTTCAAACCCGGCGATGAACTCTTGCCGGTATTGAATCTGAAATGCGGATTCAGCCATTATCAGGCACTCCTATAAAAAATTGATAAAGTAAAAGTACTACTCGATCAAGTTTCGGGGGTGCCTCTCGGCGCTTTCCGGGCTCCGGAAGGAGGGTGTCGGAAGCAGCCTACACAGGGCCTTCACTTAATATTACGGCGAATCTACCACAACTGTATTTTATTTGCAACAAAAAAAGCCCCTGAAAAACCAGGGGCGAAGACCAACTACTCAATCACAGGAAAAAAATGAAACATTGAACCGCCATGGTACCTTATCTGTTCGTGCCTTGCAAGGCGGTTACCAATTCGCGGTAGCGATTCTGATGTTTCTCTGCCAACGGGCCTTTCCAGTATTCGGAATTACTGTCGCCCATCATCTTCGTGAGTTGCGACATCTCGTTCTCGATCTGGTCTGTCGGCATCGATCTGTTGCCGTCTGTCAACGTGGCTGTTGGGTTAACCTTACGTGCAAGGCTGTTCAGCCATACCAACACCTCGGCGTTGTTGGCGAGTGCGCTACCGTCTGGTAGTCTCGCGCCCTGTATCAAATCCCCGACACCTGGCGGCGCTTCGTTCAGCAGGTTGATAACCATATTGCGGTTTTTTACGAATTCACTCCCCCACACATCGGGGCTGCGCAACGTCTCGAGCGTCTGCTCGTACATCTGCGCGTCGGCCTCCTGTTGTTGTGCGACGATTTCCTCCTGCACCCTAAGGTGCTCTGCGATGATATCGTTCACTACAGCATTTGGTAAATTATTTTTATGTGCCACACTCATGAACTTTTCGGCGATCGGCCTGTCGTTCTCGCCCAGTACCAGACCATCAGGAAGCGCTACGTCATAACCGGTAGCCTCCTCGGGGATACCGTTTGCCTTACGATATTCAGCGATCTCCTCTGGTGTTGCGTCCTTGCCCGGGGCTGAGTTTGCTTTTATCGAACTGAGCTTATTCTGGGCTTCGTATCCGGCACGTATATACTCGTCTAACGTCGAGTAACGAGACAACCGTTTGAGTAACTTATCATCGCCTTTCGCGAGTCGGGTTCGCATGGCGTCCCAGTCTTCAGCGATAGGTTGTTTACTATCCGGTTCGCCGTCTCCTGCGCCGCTTGCGTCTGTTGATGGGGCGTCTGTAGGTTTTGGTGAACTGTCTGCTTCAGCAGGTGCTGTGTTCGTCGTCTCTGTCGTTGCTGCTGGCTGCGTCGTAGCATTTGGCTCCTCGGTGTTTAACAATGTCGTTGGTGCGGCTGGTGCTGGTGTTGCCATGTTACCCTCCTATCTGTTGTTTCATAAATACCTGTGGTTTCAAAGCCATCAGTTTGCGAATCTGCAGGCCGACGAATCGTCGACCAGAGGCGAATACGTGATCGCGTTCGTCCGGTCGGTACTCAACTTCATCGGTGTTTGCTGCGCGGTAGACGATCCAATCGATCGCCCGTTGTTGTTGCTCTGGTGTAGCGGTGCCCGCCACGCAGGCTTGCACAGCCATCACGTCCGCCACCTCCCAGGTAGCGGGCGCGAACGCCTCCGGAATTTTCTTCATGTTACAGTGCTCCTCCTACGTTCGGCGCAGCGTTTGCCCCTCCCATTGTTCCGGTTGGCATCGGCGTCGTTCCGACGTTTTTAGCGATCTCGGATCCGACCTTCATTTGCTCCAATAACTGCGCTATTTGCTGTTGTTGCTGTTCTGCGGCCACAATATCTTCCACGTCGCCCTCGGATCTCAACCATCCCGGTGGTACTCCTGACGCTAGCAATGCCTCGCGGGTAGCTTTCTGTACGTCGATCAAGTGGATCGCAGCCGGATCTGCCGAGGCTGCTTGCGCCACTGTTGCGATAGCTTCCAGGTATTTCTGGGATTTGGCCTTCTCGATTGCGTCGTGTAGTGGGGATTCGAATTCGAACTTGACTTCTTCGCCCTGCAGATCCTCGGGGATAGGTCCGACATACTGTTGGAACACACCATTGCGCAGCATCAGGGTGAAGCTCTTCTCGCACAAAGGGCCGTTGTACTCGATTTCCATTGGCTCGAATAAAGGCAATGCACCGCGTATGTATTCCTGCACCCGCTCTCCCGCCTCGTATGCTGTCATATTCGGCACCGGTGGTGGCAATTGGATCTTGTTAAGGTAGAACGCTTCATACAGATCGTTTTTGATCCTGTCGTGCATTTCGAAGCCCAACGGGATCCCGCTCGTATCCTGTGTCAACGGGCGCAGAACCTCGCCCAGGCGCTCGTCGTATTCACGGTCAACCCAAGTCAGACCTCCGGCCATCACGTTCACGTCGCTGCGCAAAGCGCCCTGCACGCCCAGCATCGGCGGGGTCACCGCCTTCTCCCCCGCCTCGAGCAAAGTCACCATCATTTCTTGCAGGGTTCGCGCATCCGGTGTTGCGATGACTACTGCCGGTGAGAACGCATATTGAGATCCTGAGATCGTATACCAACGCGGGATGATGTATGTACACTCAGGTATCCAGACCTCTTCTAACACTGTTTTAGTTTCCATCTCGACGTAAAGCGACACCATCGGGAACCGATCCCCGCGTTTATCCCTGGCGTTGTAGATATGCGCAGGCACTTCTATGTGCCAGATGGTTGCCTTGTCATAGGGCGACTTCGCCATCTTTTCCTTCAATTGCTGAGGCATCGTCTTAGGAAACATCTGGTTGAGGGACGCCAAGGTTACGTCAGTCCATTTCCGGTAGACAGTGTCGATCACCCCCTCTTCGTCCTCGCACCACGCCATATCACGCAAGTGCCATGTTCTGTAGAGCAACCCGCTTTGATTCCGATTGAGCGTGATCTGCATCGCCGCTTGCCCGAAGGTTATGAAATCATTGTCGGCCTGTTTCGTTGCCTTCGCGAACCCGGTAGGTTTGTGGTACATCGCTGTGCGTTGCACCCGCTCCGCTTCATCCAACCAGATTTTGGCCTCGTGACTTTTTTTATCGTAGCCTTGCACCCGAGGGTGCATCCAGCTCTTATTCGTGGGACGCAGCATGGTACTGATCGCGTTGCCCAACTCCCGACGTACTAACAAAGGCGTGCTCGCCGATATGCCAGGGGTTAAGTCGGTACCAAGTCTGCGTTGGGTTGTAAAATCAGCGCGTTCGGGGTAGAAGTTCTCCGCTATTTCCTGCCACAGCCGGAGCAGCGGGGCTTTCTCCTCAAACAATTTGTTGCCTTGGTGCAGCAGGAATTCGAGAGACATTTTATCCTCCGAGTTTATCGCCTTGGGA